GAAATACAGTGTAATGTAGGAAAGTTGGAGTTAGATTCCATCTACAAAAGTTTATATTGTATTAATGGTGGTTCAATTTATAATGGACCCAATACTGTAGGGAGCACAATGACTAGTGCACTTCATGAACTGTTCTTTCATGGACGTGAAGTGTACGACAAGCACGTTGAGATATTCCGTATCATCGTTTCGAATCATGGACTTACCGTTCCGAGTCTTGATTGGACATACGATGAACGTATCATTAAGTGGAAACAGACTTATGATGCGGAATCTCTCGCAAAAACTAAAGATCCATTGGATTACCGACATGTGGATGTCTGGCTTGGTGACTTAGGAGAGGAACATAGCGGAGGGGCCACGCCCTTCGCTACTACAGTAGAGCATGTTTGTGCAAAACGTGTTCGAAGTAGAGGACGAAAACGAACAAAGCACACAAAGAATAAAACGAGAATTAGAACAAGACGGTGTTCGGGACCAGTACCCGAAACGAGGCAATCACGGTTTGATTGCACAAAAGAAAAAGAAGAGTTCACGTTTAACTCAGGGATATCAGAAGGACCAGAGATTGTAGAACAACCTATGCAATCTTTCGTATCCCAGCCTGGGGAGGAAGTACGATCACCCTTTTTACAAGATGACACGTACTATCTTCCCTCACAAACTGATGCAGGATTGGAAGCGTTTCTAGCCCGACCTATACGAATAGCTCAATTTTCGTGGTCGGGGTCTAGTTCCCTTACTACTGTCATAGATCCTTGGGATCTGTGGCTTAATAATCCACGCATCATCAATCGAATTGGAAATCATACTTATATCACAGGAACAATGTGTTTAAAAGTATTGGTTAACGGTTCACCCTTCCACTATGGTAAGGCAATGGTTGCACTTAACTATTGGCCTGATCAGGATTCCGCAATTATTTCCGAAGATCTTGCGACGACACAGATATCATGTCTGACCCATATCGTCATAGACCCTTGTGAAGCTTCCGCTGGATGCCTTGAAATACCATTGTACCATCCATTGTCTTTGGCAACAATAGACAGTGCAGAGAGAATAGTTGATGTGATTTTTAGGATCATTAATCAACTGACCACTGCAAATAATATTGATACTCCGATTCTTGAAGTATCGTATTTTGTATGGATGAAGAACGTCACACTAAGTGCACCCACTACCCTTAATTCCACATTAATGGTTCCACAATCTGGATCAGAATATGGAACCACTCCTGTGGCTATGGCAGCATCGCTGACACAGAGTGTATCTCGTGCAGCAAGTAACATACCAATATTTGCGCCATACGCTAAAGCTACGGAGATGGTTGCTGGGGTTGTGGGACGGATGGCTTATGTTTTCGGGTTTAGTAGACCGTCAACATTAGCTGTCCAAGGTCACATTGCCAATAGACCGGTTGGGAATCTTTCAAATTATAATTTTTCAGATTCATCGATCAAATTGGCTCTCGATTGTAAGAATGAAGTTACTGTAGATCCAGCCGCTGCTGGGTTTCCGCGTATTGACGAGATGAGTATTTCCAGTATAGTATCACGAAGTGCATATGTCAGCTCTGTTGTTGTACCTTCTACACTTACATCATCTAGTATCATAGGAAGAATTGCGGTTAGTCCATGTATTTATTCAGAATCAACAATTACTGATATTTACAGTGTTCCTCCTATTTGTCATGCTTCAATACCCTTTCGCTTTTGGCGGGGTTCCCTGAAATATCGCTTTGAAATAGTAGCGAGCAAGTTTCATAAAGGGAAGATCCGCATCGTACATGAGCCAAAGGGTGAGGTTGACAATGTATTTGATAACTGGGTGACCGAAACAAACTTGGCAAATGCCTATATCTTGGATTTGGCCGTGGAACGTGAGTATACACTTACTGTTCCTTGGGCTTCACGTCACCCTTGTTTACTAACAGGACGAACTACTCGTACTCTGTTGGCTTGGGGGTTAGATCCAATCGATTTTGGCGTTGAATACGACAATGGAACTATTGGAATCCATGTAATGACTCCAATTACTGGTATGTCGAATCCAACTGAAATTTATCTCAACGTGTACATTAGTGCAGGCGATGATTATGAATTATTTGTGCCACAAATACCAGCCCAGACCTTTACTACCTCACACCTTGAGTTTCAGTCAGGTTTGGATACCGCGTCCACCCGCATAGTTCCTGCGGAGGGACCCTCAACAGAATTATACCTCGGAAGATCAGAAATTTCTGATAGTACTGCCGATAGAATAGATAAAATCTTTATGGGAGAGCAAATAAGCTCCATAAGACAATTACTTAAGAGATATAATTTTGTTCACTGTTATGCTACAAAAGCTCCTACAGCCGATGTTCTTACATGGTGGACGTTGGAGAATGGAAATTTTCCACACTACCTCGGTTGGGAAGCAGCGGGCGTCAACATTGATGATCTTGGAAATAGAGTCAACTTTGATGCTGAATTTGTAGCACTAACTTGGTTCACGCCTTGTTATCTAGCCCGTCGTGGCGGTTTGCGTCACAAATATAGATTTACAACGTCGGGAGCCCAACGGGAGTCAGCAGTGAATCTGTCAGTAGTCTCATTGCCTGCTGCTACTTATTCTTCAAGCATTATTGCAAGTACATCGACTAACATCGATAACATTCAGAATAAAGTCGCAGGTCAGAGCAATTTGTTATACCAGGGTGGAGATGTTTTGATAGCTTCAATTAACCCAGTGTTAGAATTTGAGACACCATACTATTCGTCTGCACGATTTGATTTTGCACAGAATAGAAATATGAATACTTATTTTTCAACGATTCCCCAGAGAGGACATAGGATAATCGCCCACTTTAACGCGGGCGCTATACCTACCACCGTGGCCTCTCGATTAGACCGATATGTTTCAACTGCAGAGGATTTTGCATTGATTCATTATAAGTACCCCCCCAAGATACGCGTGTTCTCTGCAACCGCGCCGGCCTAAAGGCCAAAAAGATCCAAAGCTTCGACGAGGTTTATGGCAACTGTTAAGTTGACCGGAATTTACTCGTCTGAGGAAGCAAGTTATAATTATTTGACTCAGACACCCGTAGGGTGATATGAGCAAGTCGACACGGAAAGTGTTTTAGACTTACTTACGTAGCGATTATATCGCAACGTGTAGTTTGTCAACATAGACCGAGTCTCATTGTATATATTTTACGTACTCCATCTATTTTGATGGTTCACATGTTTTTATTTAAAAGTTGTTTACTAGACAAAGTATAGTGTACGCACTATCTGAG